TAGAGCTGCCTCAATGAAGGCAAGCCGACGCGGGGTGGAGCAGCTCGGTAGCTCGCTGGGCTCATAACCCAGAGGTCCATGGTTCAAATCCATGCCCCGCTACTGATTGACCGCCGTTCCCATCATCCGGGGCGGCGGTTTTTGCATATTCCAATGCCTTTGCAGGCGTCAAATTCGGATCAGTCAAATCATTAAGGCTCACGCCGAGATAATCCGACACTTTTGCCATATCTGCAAAAGACCAAGGATAGCCGGGTTTAAGCATCCGCGAAAAAGACTGAGGGAATTTCCCAAGCACCGCCGCTACATCTTTCTTCGGGATTCGCCGCACAGAAATAATCATGTTGATATTAGTTATCGCTATATCGCCGGCAGCCATATTTGCGGTGCCAGGCATTGCCATTGTTGTTGTCATGGTTCCATAATAAACACAGTTGATTACTTTTGCAACACGCCGAGAATTGCCAAACGTGCATATCAAGCTGTATGAATTAACATGTGAGTTTAGTTAGTGATGACAGTGTTACGTCAGCAGTACGGAGACTACTGCGGCAAAATCATGTCAAACAGCGAGACCTTGCATCGTCCATAGGGATGCACGAACAAGTGCTTTCCAACAAGATGCACGGTTTGCGGCCATTTACGTTGCGCGATTTATCGCGTATTGCCGATTATTTCGATGTGAGCCTGGATTATCTGACCGGCCGCAGCGATTACACGAAACCATTGGAGGTGGCGTGATGGGGTCTCTGATTTTGTCTGTTGTCGCGTTGGTTGTTTCGATTGCCGCGCTTGTCTATTCGGAGTTTTAAATGTCTGGCTTCGGTGCTTTTATCGCGTCTTCCGGGTTGCGGTGGAATCGTCGGTGTGCGTTCCATCCCCGGACTCGTTCGGCAATCCGGTGTCGTGTCTGCCAGTCCTTGTCATTCCACCAGTCGTCTCGCATGTCGGCGGCCGGTATCGTCGCATACCCGCAATGCCGGAGCCTTGTTGGCGATTTTGTCCAATGCACGCATATTTCCGCGTCTTCTGGCAGCTCGTCCATTCCTTCGGGCGGCCATATCGCCAGTTTCACGTCTTCACCGTCGTTTGATATGCGTGGTATCAATGTGCGTTCGCCGATTCTCCACTGTTTCCCGCTGAGTTTTTCCCATTCGTATGCGCGGATTATGCAATTGTGGCCGAAGATTCTTACATCGAATCCGTCACCGTCACCGTCGTTGGTGAGCATGGCGAATCTCGGTTTACGCCCGCACCCATCGTCAATCGGAGGCGTGGCGTTCGGCACGGTGGTGACGATGTATGTGTTCATCCAGGATGCTTCAGGTCTGCGGCGAATCGTCCTGGCGAATGCGATGGCCGATCCCATAAGCGAGATGATCGCGATTATTTCGCTTAGCCCAATTTGCATATGTTCTTCCTTCCTTCGTCATCCAAGACGGCTGATGAATGTTGCAATCGAAAGCCTACGACGGAGGAAGGGATTTGACCATTCAACAATGAGAAAGGGGAATGGAGGAGTGACGAAATGAACGAGAAACGGAAGGCGAAATGGGTCGCGCAGACCCACAGCCTCGAGAACATGGCCGACATGATGAACCGCGAGATGCGACGAAGGTTCCGGATCAGGACGAACCGGTCGCTGGTGGACGGCGTTCTGGGCGACTTCGCGCTCGAGGACCTCGACAACAGCACGGAGTTCCGAACGCTCGCCTACCTCGACTACGAGGAGATGCGCGGCTACATGTACGGGATGCTGGAAAGCTACCGCCATTACAAGCCATTGATCATGGGGGCCATACATGCGTAAGTTCCTTCAGATCGTCGCGCTGGTGCTGATGTCCCCGTTCGTGTTACTCGTGCTCGGGATTACCATCTCCGTCGTCCGGTTGGGTGATTTCCTGTC